TCATTTTTTTCTACCCCCCTTTAGGTTCTTTTTTTGAGTGCCTTAACCTGATCTATGAAACTCATGGCAGGTTGTTCTGGCGTTTTAGGCTGCGATTGTGTCTGACTTGACCCCAAAGAAGTCGCTTGACCACTTTGAAGCTCGGTTCTAGCCACAGAAGCATCCTTAACACCACCCATTATACCACGCGCTTCATCTACCAGAAGTTTTTTTGCTTCAGCAACCTTCCCTTGACCATATAAGGACTCAAGATGCTGCCTTTTATCTTTTACCAGTAAATCCACTAATCTTTTATGTTTTTTTAGATCAGGGTTTTCACCGTAAAATTCACCCCAAAACTTTGACTCCTCATCTCTACGGCTAAACTCAGTGGTTAGCTCGTTTCTGACATCGGATCTTAGCTTCTGAATGAACTGTTTGGGATTGCTAAACATGAGGTCTTCATAATCTACTTCAGGCTCATGTTGTTGATATTGCTGGTATTGTTGAGCAGGTTGGGCAGGTTGACTCCATTGTTGTTGTGGAGCTTGTTGCTGCTGATATTGCTGATAAACCTCTTGAGGAGACTGCTCTCCAGCATCAGGACTATTAAATGGCTCTGCCCCTGCTTCTGGTTGTACTCCATCCAAGGGGCCACCTTGCATTGCATCTGTATCACTCATATCACTCTCCTTGATTTATTGATTGATGATTTAAGCCTATTCTCTATATCTTCTAAAGAACATAAAATTGACACGCTTCCAAGATACACTTTTGCGTCAATCTCGCCATCCCTAAATGCCTGTTTTAACTTGGAAATAGCGTTATCTCTTTCTTGCTCCATGAATGGAGTAAAGGCATCTAAGGCGATTTGAGCCATTCTGCCATTATTCATAGTCTCTACGTCTTTTTCTTTCATACTATCCTAGTGGATTTGTCTGCGCCCTAGACACATCTCCCCTTACTACACCAAGTTCCGCTTCTGGCTTAGCGGCATCTGGAACCTGACTTTGGGCATCTGGAACAGCATTAAGAGCAGAGGCCAACCCACTGATTTGCTCATTTTGCTGATCTTGAGCTGCCCTGTCTTGATCGTCATTGGAAATCTTATCTTCATCAATATCCAGACTATTTACAATCTCCCCAAGAAGCTTGGTAAACGAGTATTTACGCTGAAACTCCTGCATCAACAAAGGAGAGGAAGCAATAGTCTGCAATAGACCTGTAACCTTCCTGAAGTCCTGAACCTTGTTCAAAATACTAGAAAGACCAAACACCCTGAATTTATTGCCTTTAGCTGTGGCTACAAAACGCTCTTGTGGACTTAACTGCTCGATTTGTTTAGCTAAATCCTCACCAAGCATGGCGATAACCTCATCATCATCTAGGTCGTCCATATTCTGAGCAATTACCATCCAAGCCCTCTCAAGAAACTGAGACATATATCTAGCCTCAATTTGCTTAACAATACCTTGGAACATACCAGTTAATGATTGGTTCTGAGCCACAATCTCTGTGGCCTTTACGTTACGCTCAGGTAAAACACCCATTCTAAGATCGTTGGTTAATGATGACTGCTGAAACTCCTTCTCAGTCATAGCAAACACGCTTACAGCCTCCTGAGAGGTATTTGCGGTATCAACCCTCTCAAGAACCTTGGCCCCAGGAGGACAAGAGGTATTAACAACAAGTGTGTCTCCTGGCGTAATTCCGTTGTTAACCTGAGATGGATCATCAAGCCAACTCTCTCTAAGCTGCTTAATACCAAAGGTACTCATCATTCCAGAGTCGATAATAAGATTGTAAATCTCATTTAACGCCAAGTTGTGCGACGTAGGTGCATCCATAATCGCCTTATGCCAAACGCTATGAGGGACGCGAAGAATAGGAGCGCATACAAACGGAGACTTGCCATGCCAGAAAGGATTCCTTCTTGGTTTAGAAATAACAACACTGTCATTAGCAATAGCGCAAACAGCGTTTTTCATAATAACTTCACCAGTATCAGGGTCTAAAATATCTCCCCAATACTCCAAAATCTCTACTCTTCTACGGAAAAGCTCAGGAGAAAGCGCATCTTGACCTGTCTCCTCTTTCCTCTTCCTTCTCTGCTCTTGGTCCACATTTGAACCCAAGCTCTGAATCGCCTCTAAATCATAGTCTTTAGGATTAGCCTTAGCCAATTCAACAAGCTTATGATGATCCATTTCAATACGCTGAACTTCATATAAGCCCTCACCAGTTGGATCAGGGAAAAAGTCTTCAGGACGAATCAAATCTAGCTTTAACTCCCAAACGTCCTTTTCGGCTCTAATAACCTTATCACCACCAAAATCATCTGATTCTAGCTCATAATCATTTTGAGTCTTAATTTGCCCATGAACCTTACAGATCATCAAAGAGGCTAATGCACCTGTCTTAATAGAGTCAGAGACAAAATCTACGATGTTATTCTTTTCTAACTGCCTACTAAGGAGCTTTTGAATAACAACAGCGTCAATAATTTCACCATCAATCTTTTTACCTGCTGCTGGCTTAACTTCAAACCACTTACCTACATCAATAAGGCCCTGAGCTAAGAAGCTAGTTAACTGCTCAACAGCCATAGACTGCTTTGCTAGAAACTCCTTAGATTGTCCTGCCTTCTTGTGAGAGTAATCACCCCTTTGATGGTAGACGTTGTAATTAACTCGGTTCTGACGCATACGGAACTCACGCTCGTCCTCTGCCTCATCCCTCGCCCTAGTAACTGATCTGATAATCTTAGAATCTAAATCCATAACTAATTATAACGCCCCCCATTCATAAATCCATAACGCAAATTCGGTATGGGGGTCTTCCTCTTCCTTTGGCTCATTCTCACCCTAGAACACAGGTATTGTAAAGCATCATGAACGTGAGAGTGTTCATCCTTGATTGGCCTAAGCTTAGATGGCTCAATCTCACCTGCTTTATCTGCATACCTATATCCACCCTCAAAACCCTTAATTAACATAGGACATTCAGCGTCATCTATCACTAAACAAGCTGTTGGATCATGGTCTATTTTTAGGAATCTAGTAAGGAAATACTCAACAGACTGCCTACGCTCCTCCCAAGCCAATGCCCCAGGAATGGGCCTTAACCCCTTGGAGTCCATAATCTTTGCGCAAGTGCCTTCATCCGTATCCTTACGGAACTCACCAGATGGGTCAATGAAATCCATAAACCCACGCCTACCCCAGTTGAGATAACGCAAACTACAGTCGTCAAGTACAAGGTCAGTAAACCTGTCAGCTCCCATGTTGATCTGAACATATTCCTTAAATATAACAAGTTTGTTCTCCTGTAACTGACCAACAACACAAGCAGGTGTCAAACCAAAGTCCCATCCCCTTAATAAAGGAAGACCAGCTTGAGGCATTAACCTTGTCTTAGAAGTATGAATCGCCTTAGTGAAATCTGGATAAACAGGAAAACCTGCCCAAGACTCCCACGACAGCTCATACTCCTGCATATACTGCGCCCTAGGCATACTAGACTTAATATGTCTCTTAAACTCTTCAGAACGCTTATTAGGATCAGCTCTGTAATGTAGCTGAAATACAGTAAATTCATTCTTGGGGTTTTTCCAGACCTCTACCCCTTCCATGGGATAAATCTTTTTGAACTTGCTGTCTGTCTTTACGACATCTCCCTCACCCTTATCGAGTTGGTCAAATACAAGTCTCTTAAAAAAGCCTGGGGCTGGAGAAGAAATAGCAGTAAACCTACCGCCACCCTCTAGTGTAGGAATACTAGCGGAATAAGCTTCTTCAGCTTGCTCCCAGAACGCCATCTCGTCAGCCATGATTCCTGATAGCGTAAACTGTCTAAGCTGATCGGCTCCTTGAGGAAACCCTTGAAGCTTAGAGTTTATTTCTGGAAACTCCAATAATCCGAACTTTCTTTTCTTTCTTGGTAATAATTCTCTAGGAATAATCTCAGGGTCAAGATTGTCATAAACAAACTCAGCCCTGTTAATGAGATCGTCAGAACCTTCTTCTTTTTTAGATACAAACGCATTATGCCTTCCAACATTAAACATCGTATCCCAAAGGTAAAGAATAATATTAATCCAAGACATTTTCATACGTCTGGACTTAGGTACTGCCAACTTTTCCTTAGCTACCCACACCTTGCAATAAGCCTGAATAAATTCAAGCTCCCAAGGAAATTTCTTGATCGGATTCTCTTTGTCTACCTGATCTTGAGTGTAAACCGCTTTTAGAAACTCAATAGGATCTTTACGAATCCTTTTGAACTTCTCCAGCATCTCCTGATTGCTCATCAGCTTCTTTTTCCTCTGGTAATGCAGATTCAATTAGCTTTACACAAGCTGCTAGTTTTTGGTGGTCAGCAAGTGACAAAGGTAGTTTTACCAACTGTCCTGCTACTACACCTAATGCTTCTCTTGACTTCATTTTGCTCTCCTATCGTTTTGGTTAAAAACCACAAGTAACATAAAAAATCATACTTAGTCGTTGTTATCCTTCAGGATTCTGTGGTTCAGCGGCATCCTCTTTCCCTTCCTTCTTAGGAAGCCATACCTTGATGGCTTCTTCTAAAGCTTTCGCTTCCTGTAAAAGAGCAGCGCGACGCGCTACTGCTTGTTGAACGAGTAACTCAAGAGACTGTTGTTTTTCCATTTTTACTCCTTATTGATCTATATATTTAACCCATATTTATATCAACACTATCGCCAGTACCAAGACACACCGATGCGATCACAGGCAGGGTCATCTTTAGTGAATTGCTTTTTAGATAAAATACTAACCTGATAAATACCCTTTTTGGCGCAATCAAGGCAAGGCTTTCCGAACATACTTTTAGTATTTTTAGAGATAGACAGTCTTCCACTAGCTCCAACTGACTTAACTGATTCTTTAATGGGAGCAAAAGTAGACTTAAAAGAAACCTGAGCCTCATTACACTCATAGTCAGTAACGTCATTCCATAGAACTGAAACACTCTCAGCCTCATCCTTTAACTCAAAGCATAACTTCTTTGACTCGCCTTCTTTTAGCTCAATCTCAATCCTCTTGCCGTTTCTAAGGTTTGCACTTGGCTCAGTGATATAGGCATCACACTGGACGACTAGAGTAGGTTCAGGGGTAGGCTCTGGCTTTGGCTGCTCAGAAGGCTCACAAGAAGCTAGACCTAACATTGAAACTGCAATTAATAGTTTTTTCATATTTTTACTCCTTATCTTTTTGTTTTTTAGCCCAAGAAACGAACCTTACCACTGCGGCGGTTAACTTAGGTTGAAGCTGGCCACCGAAATTCATGATACGTTCCTCGCCGTCAGTAATTGGAATATCGACCTCTTTAAGAAGCTCCATGTTTGAATTATAGATGCTCATCCCAGCTTCGACACCCTCGGCATTTGTAACTCTAATCTTTGCGGTTCCGACATAGCCAGTATTTTCTTGAACCCACTGAAGAGCAAGACAAAGTGACTTGCCTACAAAAAAAAGAGGCACGTTCCGCATTCCACCAGGAGCTTTCGCCGTTCCAACTATGTTGGGCTTACCCTTTAGGCGCATGTGGTCAACAATATCGTTTTCAAAATCAACCGCCTGAATATCACTAAGCTTAATTGTTGGTAGGTCTTTAAATAAAGGGACTAGCTTTCTAACTGCATCCTGCGCCATCTTTTCAAGAATTAAGCCGGGATTCCCTTTGTATGCTGTATTTTTACTAACTCCGAACGGACCCACAATATGCTGTTTATTCCCTGGGCCATTAAACGTCCACTTGAAAACAACACCGTCCTTGCTGAAGTCGTACTCAATCACCATGGCCCAATTGTGACGAGCCTCTAGCCACAGCATATAATGCCAAGGGTATGCCTGTAGCTCGGAGAACTTTTTATTTACCAAGTCAGCTTTATCAATCTTTGCGCTGGCGTACTTTTTGCCTGGCTTGCGGTTAAGAAACCCAAAAAAACGATTCTTTAAATCTAAGCCTATGATGTCGTCGTCGCTTAAAGCCATTATGCCTCTACCCTTTTACATATTGCCGTCAAAGTTCCATTACCACCGCTCCACTGAGCTGTCACATCAATCTCTTGCCCTATTTCAAAATTAACTGCGGACGTGGAAGCCTGATCCATGACAAAATCAGGAATGTCGTTATTTACATCTCTTTTGGACTTCATACTAAGAAAAACATGAGCTGACGATGTTGTTAACGGCGCTATAACGACCTCCAATTTAAAAGCCCCTGCGGAAGTGTCTGGAACATGCTCTGGAGTTGTTTCCAAAATAGTGGTCCATGAATCCGCTGTTCCAACGTGCTTGTTTCTAACCTTTACTCTAAATCTAACTTTTCTACCAGTACTTGTACTTGCGAACAATGTCCCCCATACAACAAGCATCCAAGGACGAAAACCGACTGTCACTGCGGTTGATGCTATGCCTGAATCTGTTTCACTAAATCTATTGGTTAACAGTGAACCTGGCTCGATATAAGGATAAGTGCTAAATATGCTTGTCTCGGTGGTTGTCGCACTTGGTCCTTGGGAGTCAATCTCAACGTAATCCTCTATTATATACGCTTTTCCGGCCTCATCTCCGTTATCGGCGCTTGTGGGGAGACACTTGCTTGGGACATTAGCAACGGTCGTGCCTTGGTCACTCCACTCAAAACCAGCACCGCTTAACGTAGAGTCAAGATTGACATCAATTGTGTAATTATTTGCTGACACTATCTTGAGAACCCTAAAAGGCTTATGGCTGTCTGGGAAAACAAGGTCGCCTGGACTTAATTCATTCCCTCCGCTTGTTGTAATGCTGTTCCCACCAGACGAACCGCTTATAGTGTTTGCACTAACGCTGCGTTTTTGGCGCATCGACCTAAGCCGTAAAGCTGTGTCAAAGTATTGAGTAACTAACTCGCCATGGTATCCGACATCTTGATTAACAGTACCATCGTTGCCTGTTCCGATATGATTCCCACCATTAACCTCCCACACCTGTGCGAAACCACCCCATTGGTCATCGTGGCGATATATTGTAGCGCCGGAAGTGCTTCCAATACCCAGAGTTAAAGTCATTGCGGTGGCGCTGGCTATATCTGCGACCACACTTTGTTTGGATGAGCTGGTAGGGTCATTGATAGCAATAGTGTCGCCTATGCTAAACTCATTTAAAAAATTGGTGCCTGTTCCTGTTACGGTAGTACCAGAAGTACTGACGGTGCCTGTTTTTGCGGTGTAGTTTGTTTGGTCAAAACGACCGCCTGATTTTTGCAAATAATATGTAACATAAGTATCTTCGTCCGAGCCTATACTATAGTTTCTCTTTCCCCATGCGTGAGCATTGACCCCCGCTTTCGATAAAAAAGAAAAGTAATTAAAGCCGTCTACCGTGGCGTCCTCATTAACGGCAAAGGCCATGATAGTGCCAGTGGTCAGGTTGGGTGCAGAAACAATAACCCCAAAATCCTCCTCGGTCGCAGTCTCAATAGTTATAGCCGTACCTGGGCCACGGTTCACTATTCCGACAAGCGACGTTTGAATCCCAAAGTTGTTCAAAGATAGCGGCGCATGGCCCCCAATCTCGAAGCCAAAAATCGCAGGGGCATTGGTTATGCCTTCATCAAAAAACCACCCTGTTTCAATAGAAACTGGTCCCTCAATTTGACCGTCTGAATTAATTGTAAACGACCCTTTATTTGCATTAGTAACCTCATTAAGCCAATGCGAACCTGCCACCCTAGACGATGTGCTATTATTTGCGGTGCCTGACCATGAGTGTCCAGACCCTAAAGATCCGTCACAATATGGTGAGGGTCTATAGGTGTTAGCATCAGTCTCTTCAATTTGAACGTCGTCAACGTAAAAGGTCGCTGATTGAGATCCCTGGGTTAAAACATCAAGTCTTAGCTGAGTACTAACATTCCCATTTACTACGACTCTAATCCACTCATTGGCCAAAAGATGAATTGGCCCAGTTTCATCAGATATAATGGCGCTGGAGCCTGATCTAAGAACAAATTTTACAATCTCCGTACCAGTTGTACCCTTTAAATATGCCGAAGCAGTGTAATGAGTTGTAGATCCAACACCAGTGTCGGTATATCTTGCCCCCTGGTTATCCGCAGATGTAACAGTAACCTCTAAGCTGGCAGAGCCTGTCCGACTCTGCGATGTGACTCTTGTTATCGAAGCAGAGCCACCAACAGCCGCCCAATCAGTGGTATCAGTTTCAAAGCTCGGATTTTTGCAGATGTTAGTTGTGGCTGGTGCAATTTGAAACGCAATGTTGTGGTCGCTAACCGATGGTGGGCTGATGGATGTTCCGTCTGCGTTAACCGCTAAGTATTGATTGGCCGAACCATTGTCTGCGATTGAAAATAGAGTTTCACCTATCGGTGTGGAGGCGTCTTCAATTCTTATGCCGCCTGACGTAGAATCTAAAACAATCTCCGCCGTAGATGCAGTGGAGAGATCGTAAGTAGCCTGAAGGTCTTCTCCACCTCCACCACCACCGCCAGGAGTGGCCCACGTCCCATCGCCACGCCAAAAAGTCGAAGACGATGCGCCAGTTCCACTATTTAGTTTATTTACAGGTAGGTTCCCTGTGACGTTAGTGCCAGATAGATTAACCGCATTGGCAGTTATCTCCTGACCGGAAAGTGATAGATAATTTTCACCAGCTAGGGTGACATCAATAGACTTCTGGGCATAGTTGTCAGCATGAATCGTTCCAACGCCACTCTGGGTCCAATCCAGGTGCTCGTTCGCCACATAGTCGCTCAAGTTGTCATGAAGAATGCCAGTTGGTTGGTTAACGAAATTGACTACCTGACTAGAGTCAATCGTCATTGCCTTGGTTAGTGTGTTGCTACCGTCCGGGGTTGTGAAAAACTCCATTTTGCCTGGAGAAGATGTTGAGCTGATTGTCCCACTATCGTCAACGGCCATACCTATGAATGCAAATAGGTCATAGTGGCTACCAGTCCACCCCCCCGCAGCTAGGTCGAAAAGATTCTGGCCATTGATAACCACCCCGTGAGTGTTTGTATCAGAGTTTGACCGCGATCCAACAATGGCTGAGGGAATTGTGGTTGAGTGTCGGTGAATATGCAGTTGGGCGGGGGAGGAGCCTCCGATATCGTTGATCTTAACCCTTGAGTTGTATGTAACCCCATTAATGTTAATTCCGCTGCTTTCGAGCCCGTAATCACCGAACTGACCGTCCCCTGTGGTGTAAAAGTTTTGGGTCGCTGCGGTCCAGTCAATGTGCTCATTTGCTACAAAGTTAAAGAGGGAATCGTGGTCCACCTTGGAAACATCAAATTTCAATTGTAGGTCTTCGTCTGACCCATCGTTAAGAGTGGATAACTCCAATACGGTCGAACTATTCGTGCCGTGAGCTACGACGACTGCGTCTTCTAGGTACTTCGCCACAGTGTCGTTTGATGAAACCTTAACAAGAATATCCGTGTTGGAGACGGTGGTGTCTAAGTCAAAGTTCCCTGTGAATGGGTTAAACTTGTATCCCATCAGGTAACGTCAATCGCATTCAAACGATCGCTCCCATCGTACCCATCAAACTTACCAGTAAAAGGATTGAAAACATACTTAATAGACATTAAGTGGTCCTCTCTACGGTTGAGATCGTAGCCTTAGAATCATCAGTATAAGTTATTACAATAACTCGAACAATAGTTCCACCTGATCCACCGCTTCTAAAAGTCCATGTGTCAGTGGTAGAAGCTTGGGTCTGTGCGACAAAATCATAGTTAGCACTACCTAGAAGGCCACCAAGAGCCTTTAGAGTCGATTCTGATGCGTAACCGCCATCTGTTTTTACTTCCATTGCTTCTCTCTAAGCTTTTTCATAGACTTGGAAATCCTCTCCCTCATTTCCTTCAGATCGTATCTATTTCCACCATGAAGGGGTGGAGGAATCTTACTTCGACCTGCGCCCTTATTAAAGTCCGTCTTAATTACGTCTTTTTGCTTTGGCTTGGCAACAGGTGTCTTCCAATTAAATCTTTTCACTAATCCTCCAAAAACTTATCAATTTCGTCAGGATCTCCGATCTCCTTATACTCTACATCGACAATATCTTTAGGTTCATCATCTTTTTTAATTGCGTCAAGAAGATCCCTGATAAGCGATCCTCCAACCTCCACGTTCTGAGTAGCTTTGCCTGTAGCCCTGTCCATAAAGTCTTGAGCAGCGTTTAGCCTTACAGCGGCCCTTACGTTCTCATCCTCCATAATCTTCTCAGCAGTCTCAAATGCCTTTGGAAACACCGATCTATAGACTCTTTTAGGTTCCCAAGAGAATATTTCGTTCCTAAGCTTCTTAACGTGTTCTTGTACGTCTTCTCTGGCTAACAGATTAGATACTGTTGCAGCAGAACAACCCAATCTTTCCGCTATCTTAGACTGTGAAAGCCCTGTAGCGGATAAAGAACAGATAACTTCCTGCTTTGCTGTTAAGGATTTTTCTTCTTCACTCATAACTTGCCCCTTAATGATAACAGTCTTATCTAGTATAATTCAATTTGTCATGGGAGAATCAGACAAGGCACTTGCTAGAAGGATTTGCTCTAGATGCTGCGTTGCGCTTATGTACCCTCATCCAGAGTTCCACGGATGGAAAAAGTGCCGCTTATGCGGATTTTGCTGTAAGGAGAACTAATGGCCTTAACTAAAAACGTATCTTACGCTGCCGACACTGGACTTACCTATACCTCTACTGAAGTGGAATTTAGTGGGGGGGTCGCAAAATTGACACCATATCAGGCAGTTTCTCCTGAAGTATGGGGAGCAACCCTTCGTGTGGCTAAAGATTACAGCTATGGGCCATCTTTTACTGTATCAGAGGTAGGAAGCCCTGTTATTACAGGCAATAAATTAGACGTAACTGGTGGAAACGACATACTTAGGATTGAAGGCGCAGGAATCCTTCCCCATTTAGTTGGAACGGTTAGAATCAAATTTACTCCAAATGGAGCCGCAACTTTTGCTCCAATTTTTTCATTTAAAGACATAGATGGTGGAAATAATAACGGAATGTATCTTGAATATAACTCAGGAACTACATTCAAGTTTGTTACGTTTAATAGCTCAGGATCAGCAACTATTAATAGTACTTATAATTACGCCTTATCGAATGGTACAGAGTATCAGCTTGAGCTTTGCTACGACTTTACAGCAGGAAGCACACAGCTTTTTGTCGATGGATTACAGGTCTTTACAGACGCAACCACAGTTACAAGGACAGACACAGTAGACAGATGCTCTATTGGTGGAGATGCCACATATTCAAATGCTTATTACAGAGATTTAGAGGTATATAACACAAAACAGCACTCAGCGGCTCACGCTGGAGAAATTCCCTATGCTGCAACAAAAAGCAAATACATTACAAGTGGATCTCTGATTATTGATACTGCGGCTCAGTCTGGTGTCGGTGAAATCAACACACTTTCCTCTGTTACTAGCGAGGTAGATGGGACCATCAAGTACCTATTCGACGTTAATGGGCAGAAAAAGTATTGGGATGGAGCAGCTTGGTCTAATAGTGACGGAACCTTTGCTCAGGCTAATACACTGGCTGAAGTTAATACAAATGGAGCTGAACTTCTAAGTGTTGGATCAGACGTAAAAGTTGGGGCTGTTCTTAACTCTACTGATGGTCACACAGGGACTCCAACAATAACAAGCAACTCCCTAAACTACGATTTTAGCCCTTCGGCACCTGCGTCCATAGATGAGTGTGCTGTATATGTATTTATTAAAGATATTCTGGGTGATGACGTATCTATAACTGATGCAAAACTTTACGCTACAAACAAAAAGTCGTTCAAGCATGGGGAATCAGTAATTCTTCCATTCTCAAAGAGCGTTCCATTCATATCTGACGCTTCAGCTACGATTAGCGTAATTGAAACCACTACCCCAGGCGAAGAGATTCACTTCTCAGTGGTATATAGACAAGGTACAGCACTAAAACAGGTTAATTTTAAGCCTGTTATTGTACCAAATCAGTCAACAGCATCACTAACTGCTATCACCGAGCCTGAAGAAGCAGATTTCGGCTAATATTTCTTTTTAAGCTTAGACAAAGACCCAGGGTTCTTACGGACTTTGGCCCTTTTTTGAAGTAGAGGCTTCTTACCTTTCTTAACAACTGAAGTGCTTTTAGGCGGCGAGATTTTTTTCTTTTTAGCTTTAGATGTGACCTTTTTACTCTTTGCCATTTTTGGCCTCTTGGTGTTACTTCTTAGAAATAATCTTCTAAGAAAGGAAATTATCATGTCTATTAAGATAGAAATTTTCATAACTCACGATACTGACACAAATTGCGAAAAATTAGTCGAAAAAATGTGGGAGCAGCGCAAGATGAGGTCAACTAGGCCCAATGAATATTCTGTATTCTGCGTAAGTTGCGGAAGAGAAAAGAAAATCAAAGAAGTAGGGCCTCTTATGGCTCAAAAACAAGCTGAATCAAAGGTTGAACCAAAGGTTGAACCAGAGGAAGACTAAGCCATACCTGTAGCGTAAGCCTTAGCTCCCATCTTGGCTAATTCTTTCATTTCCTTCTTTTTCTTCTTTTTGTCGTCATCTGTTGCTTGGCCTGACTCTTGTCTGTCTTGCCTTTCCATTTTTGCAAGAGGAAGCTCAATGCTCTCAACAATATCCATTGTTCCTGATAGGTTGTGGCCTTTTTTCAGGTACTTTTCCTGTCTAAAGTGCTTCAAATAGCCGTACTCAGATCCACTTAATTTCGGTAATTTTGGTTTCATATCTATCCCCCACAAAAACTTATAACATAAATATTTTATCACGAATCAATCAAAATTTAACTCTTCTACCTCTTCGTCTATTATCTTGTTTGTCCTTATCCTAATGATTTCAGCTATAGCCATGTCCTCTGCCTCAGATATGCCATAGTTCATATCGTTGACGTACCTATCAACTAATAGGTTGAAATACTCATTCTCATGGCAGGATAAGCCGTACTTTGTCCTTATCACTGGATTCGTCCTTTGACCCCTTAACTAACTCATGGTGAACTGGAATGAAGCGGGGTCCGTAGTCATCCCAGACACCCCAGCCGTCCGTCCACTTGGTGTACGTCTGCTGCGAATATCTCATTGGTACGGCTTGTCTATCGGCTACGAACCCTGCGTTTAACTCATTAATGATTTTATCTTTATAGTTAAAAGAAACATGACCACCCCTATGAGTATGCGCACACGCAGTATTCTGAAGATTGTACACAGCATGATCGCCAAGTTTATGCCGATAACCATGAAGGAAGACTATCCCTCTGTAGTGATATTCTTGACGCGAATTATGAATTGTCTGAACATTATCAAATGTGTAGAGAAGCCTTAGCTGGTTGTCTAGCAGCAGCTCTAACGATGGCTCCTGCTCCAATAATCGCTTTTTGGGGCGATCACAGTGGTTTCCCTTCAGTTGTACTTTTTTTGATTTGGGGTCTATTTTGTGTAGGATTCTCCAAATTTCTTCTGCTTGTTCTCTTCCCCAAATAAGCTCCTCTGCTGGAGTACAAACATTGTGACTACGAGCAAACTTAGACGAACTATAAAAGTCAAGTAAGTCACCTAATTGAATAATGAGATCCCAAGGACCATGATTGTCTGCGTAGTCAAAGAACTTTGACAATGTTTTTGGATTCGCCCAAGGACAGTGACAATCCCCCAGAAGAAGAATCTTCATACATAAGATGATACATGGAAATTTGGCTAGGGATAGGGGAATCGAACCCCTGCTACCTCGGTCGTTGACACAAGGTACTCTACCACTAAGCTAATCCCCAGAAGATGGTGATATTTAACGCAAAAAGGGGAATCAGTCTAGTCCATAAGACCAATTCCCCTCGCGCTAATTAACAATCGTTGGAGAGCGTTAATTAAACCTTTTTAGGCTTTTTTTGTTTTGTGGCGGCTGTGGGTAACCGTTTTGCATCATGAAGATCCTTAATCTTGGTTTTCTTAACCTTTGTTGGACCTTTTTTCATTGGGTAACTTTTTCCTTTTGGCATTAGCTGAATACCGCCTTTCCGTTAACGATTTTCTTAGTCTTAACGTGCTTTTTTGCTAATGATTCTGGTGCATCACTAACAGGCTTCTTAGAGGGTCTGACAGTACCCATAGATTGCTTAACAACGATAGGCTCACCAGAACCACTCATGTTAGCTTTCATCTTACCGCAGTAGGGAATTCCATGTTTTTTGTGCATATTATTTCCTCTTCTTTCTTTTTCTTTTCACGTTTGAATAGATAGGTATTTCATCTCCAGACTTCATTGCTTTTACCTTTTTGGCAAATGCGGCTTCAGCAGCCTTTTCTTTCTTCTTAGCTGCGGTAGCTTTAGCCTTAGCTTTCTTTTTGCCCTTTGGAGAATAAATAACATCGTAGTGTTCTACATATTTTCTTTCCTTTGGCTTATATGCCTTTGGGGTCTTCTTTGTTATTTTCATAATTACTTTACCCCTTTCAGGTCTGTTTGAATCTTTCGCGGCCTCCCAGGTTTCCCCTTAGGCTTATCCACGATATGCCAATTAGCAACACTTATATCATAACCGATTACTTTGCCATTATCCAAAAATCCAATGCTTTCCATGCCAGGAGACACACCAACCATCATGTACCACTCACCCCAACGCCAGTGAGGTTGTCTGTACTTGTTTTTGCCATACTTGGCCCAAAGTTCCCTTAATGTTTTAAGGTTTCTGTTGGAGCTGACTGGATCAAATTTGGGTCTACTACGTTTTGGAAACATTCAAAGCAAAAAGCATGGAGCAATTCGTTGTTCTCATCAACAAATAAAACCTTCCAATCCATTAAATAGTCATTACATTGGTCGCAGCGCACAAGATCGCCCTGTTTGTTGTCTGACTCTTTTTGTGCGTTTTTTGAATCGCTCATAAGAGATACAATAACCTCATGAGAGTCCCTAAATCACACTTTATTGGAAAAAAGATATTGTTGAGTTGTTCGCTATGGGATTACCCAGTTGAGGGTATCATTATAGAGCTGTTAAAGGAGCCAATTGGGTATCCGACCGAAGTGCTTTTGTATGGTTTTCAAATAGAGTCAGGAGAGGTCTTTTGGATACCTGTGGGTGACGCCATGATTAGAGTCCTAGACAACAAGCCAAAGCTAAGAATAGCCCCTGTTGTAGAGCTTAGACCTAAGACTAAGGCTAGGACTAGGGTAAAGACTAAAGGTAAGACTAAGGCAAAGACTAGGACTAAGACGAGAGCTAGGACTAAGACTAAGACTAGAGCCAAAAAATAGCCCATTTTCTAACGCAAACCTGAAAAACGACGTAAAGGCCCCTACAATCCATTTTCACAGAAAACCTATACCTGCGCCTAGGTACACCCCCCAAAATGGATTCTACCCACCAAAGAATGCTTTCTAGGCTATGCGCGCTCGACTCTCACAACCGAATTTCCCCATATGGGGACAGAACACAGTCTAGCATAACTTCTAAAACTAATATATTACTTATAAATATATATATAGATCAGTATAGTAATATATTGACTAACTGAGTCGGAACTCAAAATCGCATAGTCGGCTGAGAGAGGGAATAGAAATTGATCAAGGGGTGTGCAGCCATAGCTAGGGGGTCCCCCTTAGCACTGTTAATAATATATTAACTAACTGTGTATGCCCCTAGACTCACAGTGTTATTTTGTGGGGGGGATATTGTTCTAAATAAATTATTAATACCCTCCCCTGTTATATATAATACTATTAATAATACATAACACTATGAATAGTTATACTGTAACAGATAGTATACTGATTCAATCGGTTAACGCTAGTTTAACCTGATACTATATTCAGTAATCCCAAGTATATTATTCCAGTGATAAGCACTTGTATAAATCGGTCAATAATAATCATCGTCCCACTCCTCAATGGGCTTTAGACGCTGCCCAAAACAGTTAATAAAAGCAGCGCAATATGGACAGTGAAGCTCGCTGCGCCCCTTTGTGTGGGCCGTGATATTACCCTCGCAACAACTACAAATAATCTCCATTACTCACTCTCTTTTATCAGCTCATGTTTCCTGTTTACTTGACCTAATAGTCTTACTTTGTTTGTCATGCGCCCTAAGTAAACAATGGCCCTAAGCTTGTCAATCTTTTATTTTAAACTTTTCTATCTTTTTTTGCCCTAGCATTTCGCTCTATTAATTACCCTACTATTCCAGTAAGGCTTGACCCTCCTTGTGGTGTCACTTTGCCAATTACTTGAGTAATGCAGTCCTATTGACTTGAGCCTAGGGAAACCCTCTTTGTTAACTTATGGCTTATAATAAGTCAACTAAAAAAATAGGCCTTTTAAAGCGTTTTCATTAGTTGACTAGGGTCTAGGTATA